GACCGCCCCGGCGGTGGGCTGATGAATCCAGACATTATCCCGATGCATCTAGGGAAACTGGCTAAGGAAATCAGCAACGTTGGTATTTCCACAACGATTAATCCCAACCGTATCAGTATTCCTGGTGCGTGGGTTGCCCTCAAGGAGGTGGAAATTGAGTCTATGGCCCGCGGTGAGGTTACCGCTGAGGCAAGCGTGTACCTTGTTGCCGCTGACCTTGGCACCACGTTAGCGGTGGAATACCTCATGAGCATGCTAGACGACCTGCTAAACCTTCTGGAAAACCGATACCCAACAGACATCGAGATCACTACAATTACCCTTCCCGCTATCGGGCAAACCCCCTTGCCCGCGGTTGAAGTCACCTACGAACTGAAAGGAGCATAACAATGGCCAACGTCAACACATTAGATAGCCGTATCTCTACGGGGCCTGGAAAACTGGTTTTCGGTAAAGCCGGTGCTCAGAATGAATTTTCCGCCCTTGTTACCAAAGCAGAGCTTAACCCTTCCGTAAATACGGAAGACGGCAAACATGTGCTATCTGGTGACTACGCACCTGGTAAAGACACCATTACGTGGACGATGGAGCTTACTTGCTTTATTAACCTGAAGCGGAATGGAATTTGGGATTGGTGTTTCACCAACCGCGGTAAAGAAGTGGAGTTTGAGTTCCGCCCGGTAGAAGGGGAAAAATCCGCGAAATTCACCGGCACGGTGAAGGTTCGCCCCCTAGGCGTAGGTGGCGAAGTGAACAAGGAAATGAGTAAGGATTTGACGTTCCCCTTGGTTGGGGAGCCAACCTTTACGCCTGTACAAGAGCCGTAAATGTCCGGCCATGTGGATGTTTCCGCAGAGGTGGAGGGGCTGAAAAACCTCCGCCGCACCATTCGGCAAGCAGGCGGTGACACAAAAGACCTCCGCAACGCCAACCTTGCCGCGGCGCAGACCATCGTGCCTATAGCTGCTGGTTTGGCGCCGAAAGTGTCCGGCCGGTTGGCTGCAAGTATCAGGGCGGGTGCCACGCAGAAGGCCGGCATGGTCAGGGCCGGCCGGAAGCTAGTGCCCTACGCAAACCCTGTCCACTGGGGTTGGCCAAAGCGAAACATCGCGCCGAACCCGTGGGTAGCCGCCGCCGCCGCCGCCAACGAAGAATTATGGCTCAAAGTGTATGAGCAGCATATTGACCGTATTTTAGGAAAGATTGAAGGAAAGAAACGATGAAACTAACTATCAATGTCCGGTATACCAATGGCGAAGAGGTTGCCGTGACGCCTATCCTGTCCGATCAAGTCGCGTTTGAACGCACCGCCCGTCTCCGCGACTGGGGCACTGCGACCGACAGCCCACTGACTTTCGCTGCTTTCCTGGCGTGGAAGGCTTTGCAGCGCACCGGCCAAACCGAATACAGTTTCGAGGCTTTTTTGGAGAATGTGGAAGCGCTGAGTCAGTCCGGTGGTGAGATGGGCCTAAACCCTACCGAGGCGACGCCTGCCGCGTCATAGCCCTGTTGTCCGTGAACACGGGAATTCCGCCCAGCGTGCTGCTAGCGGAAGAACCAGCATGGATAGACACAATGTTAGAGGTTATGGCTGAGCAGGCGGAAGCAGCGAAAAAGAGATAAAAGAGGTAACCGGTGGCGGGGAAAAAGAAGTCGGCAATCCTGTCGGTCAACATCGTCAGTGACGCCAACACTAAGGGGTTCACTGAGGCGGCGCGCGCCGCCCAGAAAATGGCGGCGGACATCAACGCCTCGACTGCCCAGGCTGCCGGCATGGCCACAAAGATAGGTGGCCTGACCACAGGTATCACCTCCCTAGTCTCCATAGCTGGCGGCGCCATTGGCCAAGTTGCCGCTGGTGCCACTGCGCTAGCAGCGGTGGCCGGCCCCGCCTTGGGTGCCGTCGTGCTGGGTTTCGACGGTATCAAGGAAGCCGCCGAAGGGCTGAAAGAACCTTTTGATTCCTTGAAGGAGTCAGTGTCCGGTGAGTTCGCCGCGGCGCTGGAAGAGCCCTTCGAGAACCTAGGTGGGCTCATCACCAATCTGGAAGAGCCCATGGCTGGCCTAGGCGCTAGTGTGGGGGGCCTCATGGGTGGCCTGGTTGATACCATTGTCAGCAATCAAAGTGAATTAGAGAAGCTGATAGGCGCCGCTAGCGAGTTCACCGGTGCCATGGGCCCCGGCCTCAACACGCTGCTGGAAGGTGTGTTATCAATCGGCACCGGCCTAGACGGTATAGCCGGTGACTTCGGTGCGGCGTTCGGCGGCGTCCTAGAGGTGTTGGGTGAAAAATTCCAAGAGTATGCTTCTAGTGGGGCGACTACTGCCCTGATTCAGGGCATGATCGAAGCCCTAGGCGGCCTGTCAGATTTGATAGGCCCCCTGCTGGATTTGATCGTTGAGCTAGGCATTGCCCTAGGTCCCAGCTTTGGCGGTATCCTTTCCGCCCTGGGGGAGATTATCGCCCAGCTGGTGGAGCCGCTTTCCACTATCGCCCAGGTAGCTGGTCAAGCCTTGGTTGAGGCGCTAAATGCTCTAGCGCCCATGTTTGGCCCGATTGCTCAGGCGATTGCTGATCTTGTGGTGGCGTTGGCGCCATTGTTGCCGTCGATTGCTGAGCTGGTGGCGTTCCTGGGCACCGCCCTAGCAGAGGCGATTAGTGCCGTGGCGCCACTGGTTGGGGAAATCTCCAGCCTGCTGGGTGAGGTATTCCGCATGGCCATTGATGCGCTGACGCCCATCATGCCGGTGATTATTGAACTTATCCAGACGCTAGCCGGCGTTGCCTCCGCCCTGTTGCCGTCGATCGCTGAGCTGGCCAGTGTGTTGTTCCCCGCGTTTGCCCAAATCATGGAAGCCATTGCCCCGATCTTAGGTGACATTGGTGCCCTGATTGGCGATGTGCTCCGCATGGCCATTGAAGCAGTGATCCCACTGATTCCGGTGATCGTCGATACGATCCGCATTCTGGCTGACGTCGTGGCCATGCTGATTCCGGTGATCGCAGAGGTCGCACAGTTCCTGTTCCCAGCCCTAGCTGAGATTCTTCAGGTGGTCGCCCCGCTGCTTCCTGACCTAGCTAATCTGATAAAGTCCCTGATTGAGGCTTTGTTGCCGATTATTCCGCCCCTGATGCAAGTTGCTGAGGCGCTGTTCCCCGCACTGGTGCGCATCATTGAGCTGATTATCCCGATTATCATTCAGGTGGCCGATATCTTTGTGCAGCTGGTGCAGGCGCTCACGCCGTTGTTGCCGCCGCTGGCTGATTTGATTACTGAGTTGCTTCCGCCCATTGTTGAGCTGATGGAGGCGATAGCCCCGGCAACGTCTGCGGTGGTCGGCATTGTCGGGAAACTCGCTGTGGCGCTGGCTAAAGGCTTGGTGGATGCGGTGATTGCCATTGGCGGTAAGCTGGGTTGGCTAAAAGACCTGTTCTTTAAGATTATTGACGTCATCAAGAAGGCGTTCCAGTGGATCACTGATTTTCTGGATGCTGCCGGTGACGTGGGTGGTATCTTCGGTGGCGGCGGTAGCTTCGGTGGTGTAGGCGGCGGTGGCGGTGGTTTCGTTGGCGGCGACGACGGGACATTCCATGGGGCCGGTGGCGGCGGTATTGGCGCCGCCTTCCACAACCTACTAAACCGACCCTTGCCAACGCCCCAGGTGATTAACAACTTTGAGATCACTATCAACGGCCCCATCGACGCCCTAGAGACTGGCCGGAAGCTTCGTGAGATTCTTGACTACTACGATGAGAGGATGAAGCGCTGACATGGGTGTGATGGCGAACCTGCTACAAATTTCGATCTTTCCGCCGAACAGCCAATGGAACCTGAACCTAAGGGCGGTAGTTGACGGTCTCACGATTAACTGGGGGCGTACGAATCTTTATCGCGCACCAGCAAATCGCACATGCCAGTTTCAAATGCTCATGGAGCATGTTACTTTAACGCGGGTAATGCAAAAATGGGTCAATTCGGAATTAATAATTACGGCTAAACCAGCCAGTGGCGATTTAGTGATATTTCAGGGCATTATTGACGACTTTAAAGTCACCCCAAAGGATACGAAAATCGGTGATTATATCGTTGATTTTACCGCTACCGAATCGCCTACCTGGTCAAATAAGCTCAATGGGCTTTTTTATGATGCTAAAAACCTTCGTGATTTTAATACTCGTTTAGGGCGTGTCCAACGCGAATTAGGCACATTTATTGCCCTGGATGTAAATACAAGTTATTTGGCTGAACCACCCGAGAATCAGATCAGTGTGAAACAATTGGCCGAATCCCTGGTTTGGCGCCCCGGTGCCTTCCCCGCCTGGTGCCCCGATTGGAAACGCCTAGCCCCAACGGTTCACCAGCTAGATACCCCAGAAGGTGGCGCGCCATGGATACTGTCACCCAAGGTGCTAATAGACCTCGATCAAGGCATGGCCTGGACCTCCGACAACACACCCACGACCATCTTGTATAGCGCTGGTGGCCTGTTTGGAAAGAGCAAATACGCCCGTGATACCCGAGTCCTTCGTGAAACCCGCGACCAATGGGATAGGGGTAATATCGTCGAGCTTGATATCCCATATTGCCCAGATCAAGGCGGTATTATCGGCTACGCCGAAAATCATTCTGAGCTGGCGAAAGCCCAGCTGGGGAGCCCCCGCCGAATACGGCTTGACACCCGCCGAAATCCTGACTTCCTCAACACGTATCTGGGTTGGGAGTGCTGGGAAACCCCGAACAGATATATACAAGTAACGGGGGACAAGTGGGCAACAAAGTATCATGGTGAACTGCTGCTACAGCAAACTTATTACCCGATTGGTGGAACGCTCACTCTCTACCATTGGGGTTTCACTCACGATCTTTACTGTGCCTGGGGACCGACCGACGACGCGATAACGCCCCCACCACCACCGCCCCCGCCGCCGCCGAAACCGACCACGTGGGCCACCACTACCACTAAGTGGGCCACCACTAACGGCACTTGGAAAGGATAGGATATTTCATGTCCATAACCGACCCACGCAATATTCAGCACCTCAATGCTGACGGAAGCGATGCAATCAGTCAATTTCCCGCTGTTCAACGCAATAATGCAGCAAAGCTGTCAGAGGCACTGACTACAAGCACCGAAACCGTCGCGCTTAACACGTCCTTCCGCAACGCCTCCGGCTTGATCCAACGAATAGGGAAACTTCGGATTTTGAGCCTTGAGTTTCGTACTACCAGTGACGCTGTTGCCGCCACGCGGCTTCTAGCCGGCACCCTTGCCGCTAGTGACCGGCCAACAAAAACCATCTATGCCGCTCTAGCCGGCGCTAACGACCTGAACGATGCTGTAGGGGTACGGGCAAGGCTAGGCACCGATGGTACAGTCACCTGTCCGGTGCCCACGATCATGCAGTCAGGCGCCTACTATGGGGGACAAATAGTCTGGGTTGTGGCCTAGATCACTCCCCCATTTATAAAAAATAGTAATTATGCTATCTGCGTTGAATCGTACCCAGGCGGTGCCTCACCAGTTTCTAGCCAGTCAGGGTCAACGCCAGTAGCAAATGCGATAAGATTTAGGGATGCCTTCCTTGGTTTTGTCCTGCCTACCTCGATGTTCGCTATCGACGCCCGACTTAGGCCGGTGATTGTCGCTAGCTCTATTTGCTGCATTTCCGCCACTTCACGAGCGAGTCTAACCCGGTGGCGTAGCTGGAATTTTGGGATAATCCATTCGTTTTCCGTCTTCTTTAGCATATGTAGAATACTACTCTTCTAGATAGGATATTGGCAATTATTGTTAGAAAAAATTGATTAATAGGGGCGAGTGCTTGATTAATGGGGGAAACTTGCGTATTATTCTAGCCATGAGTGAATCACGATGGCGGCTATCGAAAGAACATGGGCTAGTCATTGACGGTGTAATGGTTTGTACGCCGCTTATGGTTTGCGCCGACGGTATTATTGTTGAAAACAACCCGTCCGGTTCTTCGTATCTACGTTTGACCATCTGCATGGATGAACCCATTGCCGTAGCATCGGATATTCCATTCAACATTGGTGCGCTGCAACCTGGGATGGATAAAGAGTCATTNNTGCCTTACTTTGAGGCTTGCTTGGACGCTATCGAGTCCGCCGCCGAGGTGGAAAACTACCCGAACGATCAAGTCGAAACACTGTACTACGAGTTGGCGTTTGCTGTTCGGAAAACGGCCCTCGAAGGGCACGGGATCGACTATCTGGACAACGAGCTACGGGAAATG